GGTGTGAATATGTGTGTAATTATATTTTCTAGAAAAATTTCTAGAAAAAGGTTTGACATTTTTCTAGAAAGTGGTATTGTAATAACAGAAACAAGGAAAACCAATCATAATACAAAAAGGAGGAAAATGAAATGACAGTAGAAGAAATTAAAACCGTATTAAATGAAAAATGCAATGATTCTTGGGATATGCTCAAAATAATGGAAAATGTATACGGACAAAAGAGCATGCCAGCGGAAAAAGCCCTTACTAAGTGGGTAACATATGACGACCTTTTTAGAGAGTTATATAATGAATCGCCGCTGTACAGTTCCATTTAATACTTAACATCTGCTTTCCTATCGGCAATACGGGGAGAAGGGGATAACATGAGGATGAATAAAATGACGTATGAAGAGCTTGTTAAAATGAAAAATAGCGTTGCTGAACTTCCGTTCTATGTAACAAGAAAAGTAGGAGCAGGGTTTAAAGTGTATGCTTATTCTCACACGTCTATGACCAACGGATACATCCGTAAAAATGCAACCTATAACCCGCTGCCATATAAAGGACGGTTTGGCGTAGGATTTACTGTAAAATCTAACAATCCCGTAAGCACTTATTATGCTTACTTAACTTATTATATCGAAGTAGAGCATTCTGTTATTTGTTCCTCAAACGATAACTGCACGTTGTGCCCTCTGTATACGTCAGATGGAGCAAATGAAGATTGCCTGTATTAAGGAGGTATCACAGTGAGAGTAAAAGATTTTATAAAATTGCGAATCTTTATAAGGGGGTGTGAATAATGCCGGACTCAAAGGATTACAGCATCTACCAAGAAGTTGATCTTAGTTTAGACCAGATCAAACGCGAATTACCTAAAGTGGCACAGGCTGCGAATAGCCGCCTTGCCAAACTGGAAAAAATTCACGCGCGCGACCAGTGGGAGTATGGGCGCGTAAAAGAGTTTTTTGCGTCACAAGGGCGATCAAAAGATCGTTTTTTGAAAGGCGTAAAGCGGTCGGAAGCATCCATTCGGCAAGAATGGGATATGATGATCGCTTTTCTGAATTCACCCGTAACAACGCTTGGGGGATATCGAATCGCAGAATTACAGAGACGCTTTGACAAGTCAAAAAAGAAAATTGATGGAAAAGTAACAGAAGATAACTATAACGACGTGTATCGTTTTCTAACATCCAAAATCTACAAAAAGAATCTGCGAAAGCTGGTGGCATCCGATCAGATCATTGACGATTTTATATCGAAATTAAATGATCGAGGAATTGAATTAGAAGATATTCTTGACGAATATCAGGATTTTCTCGATGGATATATAACAGAAGAAGAATTATTTGCGAAAAAGAGAACAAAATTAAAGTGAGTGTATATCATGTATGAATTAGATGTCCCTGTTATCGTAAACGGAAACGAAAATGTTTCACGTGAAACAATTTATTCCGTTAATGATTTTCCATTTTCCGATTACCAGACGCTGCGCGAATGCCGCAAACGCGGAAGAAAGAAAAAGCCTATCGTTTATTATGATGCAGAAATGGCGTTTGATATCGAAACAACTACGTTAGAAAAACTTGATTATGAACGCTATAACAAAACAGGTGAAAAAGTAGTAAAAGGAACTGCCTTTCTGTATCAATGGCAGTTTTGTATCAAAGATACCGTGTGTTTTGGCCGCACATGGAACGAGTTTCTTTCATTCTGCGAAAAACTGCATTTGTATTTGAAAACATCTAATACGAAACGCGCTGTAGTCTACGTTCACAATCTTTCCTATGAATTTCAGTTTATGAAAGATTTCATTGAATTTGACGAAATCTTTGCGCGGGATGCACATAAAGTTATGAAATGTTATGCGTATAAATACGGGATTGAGTTTCGATGCTCGTATTTTTTAAGCAACATGAGTCTTTCAAAATTTTGTGAAAACAGTAAAGGCGTAACTCACTATAAACTGGTTGATACGTATGACTATAAAAAACTACGTACACCAAAAACACCTTTAACTGACGTTGAACAGGGTTATTGCTACAATGACGTTCGCGGCTTGTGTGAGTGCATCCGCGCCTTACGAAAAGAGGATAATCTAGCAGAAATCCCCCTTACCTCAACTGGCTACGTCCGCCGCGAATTTCGCCGCGCCATGCAGGCAGATAGCGGTTATTATCCGGGAGTATTTGCCGATCTGGCTTTGACGTTACCGCAGTACCAGCTTTGCAAAGATGCGTTCCGTGGCGGCAATACCCACGCCAACCGCATTCACGCGGGGCACACGATCACAGCGAAAAAAGGTGAATCTGTGATCGTTATGGGAAGTATGGATATTTCGAGTAGTTATCCGGCGCAGATCGCAACTGAGTATTATCCCATGAGTGCGTTTCGGGCGGTTGATATCACATCGCAGGAACAGTTTGACAACTTGTGTGCTACGCGTTGTGTTATCATGCGGGTACAATTTGACAAATTGCGTATCAAAGAAAATATCCCCGTCCCGTACATCCCGCTGTCGAAGTGCCAGAAGCACGGGAAAGAATGTGTGATTGATAATGGACGCGTCTTGTCTATTGATTGCTGTGAAATAGCAATGACGGAAATTGACTTAGCAATCATAAGAAACCAGTACAACTACGACTTTTTTACCGTCTCGGAGTGCTACGTAGCAGCGCGGGGCAAATTACCGGACAGTATGCGTAAAACTATGATGTCATTTTTTATCGCAAAAAGCCAGTTGAAAGGAAACCCTGATAAAGTCTATGAATATATGAAATCTAAGAATAAACTAAACAGCACGTTCGGAATGTGTGTTACCGATCTTTTGCAGGACGAATGGGCAATGGATGCTGTTACGGGTGAATGGCAGCGGGAAAAAGCAGATGCAGAAAAAGCACTGAAAACATACTATGAGGGAAAAAACAGTTTTTTGCACTACCAGTGGGGTATCTATGTTACCGCCCATGCTAGAAAACAGTTACAAGATATGCTGGATGTTGTTGGAATGGATGCCGTCTACTGCGATACCGATAGTATCAAGTTTTTACATCCGGACGTCCACATTCCAGAATTTGACGCCAAAAACAAAATACTGGAAAAACGTGCGGTTGATAATGACATTCCTGCGTTTTGTGACGTTGGTGACAACCGTTACATTCTCGGCGTTTGGGATATGGATGACTTGTATATCCAGTTTAAAACCCTTGGCGCGAAAAAATACTGTGGCGTGGAATGGGACGGAAAAGCGGCGCAATCTGGCAAAGACCCCGTGCGTTTTACGTCTACGGTCGCTGGCATGAATAAGAAACTTGGAGCGGAAAACGTAAAGTGCTGTAATAATTTCCGTCTCTGCCGCCGGATGGAAAATGTCGGACGTACAATCAGTTGCTTTAACAACTCGAAACCCCATTACATCAAAGTAAACGGGGAAGAAATTTTAACGGCTAGTAACATTGGTATCCTTGCTACCACTTATACGTTAGGCGTATCAAATGAATACTATGAAGTATTGGTAAACTCTCAAGACGGAGTGTTACCGGAATAGGAGACGATATGAGATATTTTGTGTTTTTTATGTTTTTAGTATTAGCAACGATCTGGGCGTTACATGAGGAAGAACTCGACTTTGCTATCCTGCTTTTATTTTTGGATATTTTCTTTATTTTCTTATTTTAACTATTGACTTTTATGGTAGACAGTGCTATTATAATACTTGTAAGAACAAATAATCATATAACGAAAGGAGAAAAATTATGGTTAGAACAAAAATCGAAAATTTTATCTACTCTGTCATTGACAGAAACACAAAACAGATGATCGGCTCTTTTGGGAATACAGAAGAACTGAAATCGCAGAAAGCAAAAACCGCCGCTGCTATTGCCGCTGGTTTTCCGGAGGATTCCATCTGTGTATTAACCGATACCGTATCCGCCCGCTACGAGATGCCGGACGAACAGTTTTTTGCCGAAGCAAAAAGACTGGACTAAGCGCATAACCCGCGGTCTGGAAGATGCCAGATAAGACAACGGTCAAAGCAAAGCGCCGCGGTTCTGCATAACAAAACAACTGAAAGAAAAACGGAGAAAAAATCATGAGCAAAGCAAAAATGAAACTGAACAACGTTACCGTAAAATATGCAAGAAAGGAAGACGGAAAAAGCGTTCTTTCTGCTTCGATCACAGCAGATCAGCAGAAAGCCATCTTTGAAAAAATTATCGAAGAGTTTGGTGAGGATGCCGCCGCAGAAGCAAAGTGGATTCCGGCGAAAGAAAGTGACGAATCTGGTTTCTACGTAAAAGCGCAGACCAATTACCGCGTTGCCTTTTATGAGGACGGAATCGAAAGCGAAACCGTTTCTAGTGTTGACGAACTCGGCAAAGGCGCAGTAGTCGACCTCTTCCTCTCTATCGGTGAAAGCAAATTCCGCCGCGACAAGGGATTTACGGCTTACCTTTCCGCAGTAAACGTCCACAAGTTCGGGGATACAGAAAAGTTTAACCCGTTTGCTTAACTAAATATGACGGCGATACGTGCCCCGACTGGCGGACGGTAACTTGTGTTTAACTAAGCTGTAGTTGATTGTTACTATATCTTGTGTATTTTGAAAAAATTCCATACGTGTGAGAGAGCTACGTTTTCCAGCGTAGCTCTTTTTTATACCCAGCAAAGCTCTGCCTTTCACTGCCGTACCTCTGCAAGCAAAACGTGCGGTCATCGTGCGATTAACGTGAGATTGACTGCGGAGAGACTGGCGGGGAACTGGCGGGACGCGGAGGGGGAAATGATAGAAAGGAGGCCGTGAAACAAAAATGTTTCACGTGAAACAATGATTTTTTGGAACGATATTCAATGGGAAAAACTTTTCGCTGATTATGATGTGAAATTTGAAGGGGTAGATGATAAAGGAAAGCCAATTCAGTATTACAATCCAATCCGGTTGTTTTCAGAGCCAGACGTGGACGGTGATTTCGCTGGCGTGGCACTTACATGTTCCAACCGTAGCGCCGGAAAGACAAGTGCTTTTGCCGCTGCAAGCTGTATTTTATGCAAAGAGTATGGCTTGCAGACTGGATGGATTTTCCGGACGAAAGGGGAGATGACGGGAGCGGCGGCAATGTACGAGGATATGTTGCAGATGTATCCAAAATTGGGTAGTGTGATTACCTATAAAAATCTGGATAAGAATGGAAATGTAGTGCGCTATTTTCTGGACGGTGTGCCATTCGGATGCGCGTTTAGTTTTGGAAGTAAGATGGACAGTGTAAAAAAATTGTCTCCTTATTTTCGGGATATCTACTTTTTGTTTTTTGATGAGTTCAGCATGGAAAGTGGACAATACGTAAAAGGAGAGAGCGAAAAACTGCAATCGTTGTTATTGACGATCAGCCGTGGAAATGGAAGTCAGTCAAGATGGTTTAAACTGATTATGTCATCCAATAATATTTCGTTGCTCAATCCCTATTTTGTATTTTTTGGTATCCATAAGAGATACCAGAAAGAAACAAAAATGCTGCATGGGAGCGGTTTTGTGTGTGAGTTTACCCACAATGACAGTGCCAGTAAGGCGATGTGGGAGAATACTGCTTTGAAAGCATTCCGCGGCGGTCACTACATGCAGAGCATGAGCGTCGGAGATCAGATGTTGATTGATGATGCCGTGTTTGTGCAGAAGCCGAGCGGACGGTCGCGGTATCTGTTTACGATCGAACACAGCGGAAAAAGTTATGGGGTATATGAGTATTACGAAGAGGGGTACATCTATATCACGCACAACTATAACCCGTCTTGTAATTTTGTTGCTGTGTTCCGTGACGGCGATCATACACAGAACACGGTGATGTTGGAACACTACGATTACCTATTTGAAAATCTGGTTGACGCGTATCGGAAAGCATATCTGCGCTTTGACGATCTAGACAGCAAAAATATGGCGGTTGAGTTGCTGGGGATTGACCTTTATAAATAGTTCGTGTGAGACGGACAAATGTACTTGACATACGGATAAAAAAGATGTATCATGAAAATACGGGGAAACCTTTTTTAGAGGGGTTGCCACGGTTGAGTAAACCGCCCTGTCCTTGGCAGGTCAAAAGGTTTCCTTGTTTTAAGGACAGGAAGAAAGGAGCAAGATGTCGAATATCGTTTTTAATATGATCGTCAGCATGATGAAAAAAGAAAATGCTTATCTTGCGTATACGGTACGCTATAAAGGGGACGAAAAAGACACATTGATCTTTGTCCCACATGAAAATTATGAGTCCCACATCCGGTATTTGTGGGATTTCTTTTTCATGGATGGCAACGCGTATAACAGTAAATCGCCAGTCCGGTTCATTCATAATTTTATTATGTGTGATAAATTAAGTGAAATTGAGGACTGGTTAAAATGGCAGGATAAGGAGGTAGAAACATGGATGTAACTATGGTAACGCAGTTAATTGGAAGTCTCGGTTTTCCAATTGTTTCTTGCGCCGCACTTTTCTGGTATCTGGTGAAAGAAAAAGACGCGCACAAGGAAGAAATGGAAGAACTGCGGAAAAGTGTAGAAGCGAACACGACAGCAATTAATTCACTTTGCCAGCACTTAGGAGGTGGAAAGAATGAGTAAAATCGAAAACGCAGTTGCCTGGGCGGAACAAATTGCCGCCGATGATCGGCACGGGTACTCACAGGTACACCGGAACAGTCCCGATTATGATTGTTCGTCATTTGTCGGAACGGCACTTGCAAATGCTGGTTTTCCGGTCAGCATTTACAGTACCACAAGAAATCTCGGCGAACAGTTGGAAAACGCTGGTTTCGTACCATGCGGCAAACCGTGGAAACGCGGTGATATCCACCTTGCGGCTGGGCATCATGTCACGATGTCGGTTGACGCGAACCGCATCGTCCACGCCAGCCAGTCGGAAAACGGCGGGATTGATGGTCAGACGGGAGATCAGACCGGAAAAGAAATCTGTGTCCGGTCTTATTACGATCTGCCGTATGAAAATACCGTTCACTATCGGTATGCAGGAGCGGCAGATGAACCACCGAAAAACGTCACGGAAAGATGGCACAAAACCGAATCCGCACGTAGTTTTGACCGAAGAATTGCCGGAGCGTATCATACCAATGACCGCTATCATCTGCGTGTTGGCGCAGGAATGAATAAAACGGTCATCTTGACGTTGCCAACCGGAACCAGTGTTAGAAACTACGGGTATTATACCGGAGAATGGTATCTGGTGAAAGCCGTAGTAAATGGAACCGTCTATACCGGTTACGTTGCAGAAGAGGGGTTGACCCGTGGCTGATCTGACGCTTGCTTACAATACCTGTATCGAGATTTGTAACAATCCAAACGTGGGTTACTCACAAGATTATCGTGAGGGGCAGACCGTAGGAGGTATTACGTACTATGATTGTTCGTCCCTCATGAGTTACTGTTGTACGGTAGGAGGGTTGTTAGCATCTAACCCGTGGTTTACCACTCGGAGCATGGACGGGTATCTGATCGGTGCTGGATTCCAAAAAGGTACCGCCAATCAGCCATGGAAAAAAGGTGATATCTTATGGAGGAGCGGTCACACCGAAATGGTTTACAATCCCGCTGACGGTGGCGGGTATACGATGGGAGCGCACACCGATAGTTACCCGCTCGAAAGACAGGTATCCATCAATACGTTTGTGTCACCCTATAGCGCGTGGACGTATCTTTATCGGTATCCGGTTGAGGTACAAAGCGGTATCAGCCAGTATGTGATTGCCGCTATCTGTGGCAATTTCTGGCAGGAGTCAACCGTAAACCCCGGTTTGTGGCAAGGTACGGTTGTCGGCTCGCCCGGCTATGGATTGGGTCAGTGGACGGATAATTCCTCTACCGACCGCCGGACGCGGTTGTTCCAATGGTTAGATTCCAACGGGTACAGCCGGGAAGATGGTAACGCGCAGTTAGAATATCTGATTTATGAGAATGTCTGGTATTCGGTCGGAGCCGCTAGTGCTTACAAAAATCTACAAGCGTTTTTGCACAGTGACAGCACAGATCTGGACGCACTGACTTCCGCCTATATGAAAGGATGGGAGGGAATCAGTGACGATGGAACGCTTAGCTTCCGGCAGGAAAAAGCGCATACGTGTTTCAATTATATTTCGGAACACGCGAAAGATTCTGCAATTACCGGATGGATTGTTGGGAATCGGTATTTATCTGATTCCGAACGTTTGAACAACGCGGTGATGGTCTATCGGTACTTTGCAAAAGGAGAGCAACCCGAGCCGCCTGAACCACCCCATCCCATGAAACCAAAACGGCATAAAATGCCTATCTGGTTATATCCCAATTTAAAAAGGAGGTTTTAACATGACACTTGAAGAGTATTGGACAGAAATTGTAGCCGACATTGGAAACATCGAAACGCACGGTGACGCAATCGCAGCCATCAGCGAAAAAATCAAAACAGAAGATACCGACATTGGAGCACTGATGTCCGAACGTGACGCACTGGTTGCGGAACGGGACGAACTGAAAGGAAAGTATGATTCCGCGGTAGCAGAAATCAAAAGCCGCTGGTCTGATCTTTCCCATGGGGGAAGTGTCACAAAAGTAACCGAGTTTGGCGGAAAAGTGCCGCCGGAAGCAGAATACACCGCAACAAGTATCAACGATCTTGATATGTCTCAGCTCATTCTGAGCGGAAAAGGAGAGTAACAATGGCAAAACTTGACATGACAAATATTAACATGCTGAACGCCGTTCGGCAGACGATGAGTGTTGATTACCGTGACAGAGTCCCGGTTGCAACCCGTGAAAATATTGCCGACATCGAAAAAACATTAACCGACCCTTACAACCCAATGGCGCGGAACGAATTGGTTCCGGCACTTGTAAATTTGATTGCCAGTCAGTCGATCAGCACGGAAGCGTTTAGAAATCCTCTGCGTGTGCTGAACAGTAACGCCATGCCGTATGGAAACGGAGAACAGGAAGTTTACGTAAACTTTGCACAGGGTTATGCGCACGATGCGAACATCAGCATCGAAGATGCGACCGCCATTTATGACAGCTATATCATGGCGTTATATCATGTAATCAATTTTAACAAAGATTACCCGGTAACGATCTGGTTTGAGGATATGCGCAGCGCGTTCCTTGATGATTACGGACTCAGAAGCCTGGTTCAGGCAAAAGTAGAAAGTGTCATTTCCGCTTGTAACTGGGATGAGTTTATCACGGCAAAAGAACTGATTGCATCTGCAAAACATGCCGGACAGGTTTATCCGGTTCACGTTGATCCGGTTACCAATCAGGCGAGTGCCAATGCACTTGCAAAACAAATTCAGTCCTACATTGACAAAATTCAGTTTCCGAACCCGCTGTACAATTTCGCCGGCGCGACATCGGCGGCAAAAGAAGATACCATTCTTCTGTTTGTCGACCCAGATACCAAAGCCGCGATGAATGTTGACAGTTATGCCAGCGCGTATAATCTCGACCGGATGATTCCGAAAGCACAGCAAGTTTTAATTGATAACTTTAACGATGCTGAGGGTATCGTGGCTGTACTGGTTGATAAACGGTTCTTCAAAATCCGCGAACAGTACCGCATGATGGTACAGGATAACGTTAATCGCGGACTGCGTTGGAACAATACGTATACAATAAAAGAGATGTTCTCTTATTCCCTGTTTTATCCGATCATCGTCTTTACGACCGAGAATGTTCCTGATTTTTCCATTACTACAACAGAAGTTGGAAAGGTGAAAACCGGAAGAGATGTCGATTTCGGTGGAAACTTTTCTTTTAGTCCTACGACTGCAGCCGATAAAGCGATTGACGTAAAAGTAGAGGGTAACTCTTCCGCTGATACGTTTGTAATCCCGGGAACAACCATTCTTCGAATCGCAAAAGACGAAAATAATCTGAAAGAGAAAGCATACAAAGACAAAAGTGTGAAAGTTGTGATTACCAGTCGGTACAACTCTTCCAAAAAGGAAACCATTTACTTTACGATAGATTAAGTAAGAGGGAGGAAACATGGATAATTTTATTCCGATGCCGCCGCAGGAAAATGTGGCGGCTGTTTCCCCGCAGACAGAGGTAATTTTAGCAAGTGGGATTGAATGGGGAAATGACTACGAACATGTGCGGTATTATGAAAATGGAAAAGCTGGCTGTCTGGCTCATGTAAGAGAAAAAGCAATTCATATTTTTAAGCAATCCGCGCCCGTGAGATGGGGAGAGCTGACGTATAAAGGAAAAGGGAATGAGAACAAATTTCTGAAATGCAATTATATTGCTTTTCAGAACAAACCCTATACGGAAGAATGGTATTTCGGATTTGTGACGCGGGTCGAATGGTTGAGTGACGGAAGTTTCAAGATTTATTTCGAACCCGATCGTTTTCAGAACAGTTTTTACGATGTGGTACTTCAACCTTGCTATGTGGAAAGGGAGCATATTGACAAAAAAGCTGATTATGCCGGAATTAATTTAGTGCCAGAAAATCTGGAAACGGGGGAATACGTGGACAATCCGAGTGAAATGAGACTTTTGAATCTCGGCCAGATGGAGTATTGTTTAAACGCAAGTGCAGACGAAAACGGAACAACTATTTTACCCGTTGTCAATCAAGGAATTTTATCGGGGTTGACATTTACTCGGAAAAAAAAATATACGGACTTAATCACAGTTATCCAGAATTACGTCAAAAGCGGAAACGGAGATGCGATTGTTAATGTATATCAAGCACCAGAAGCTTGTTTCCAGGCAGATTCATCTGTTTATACACAAGTAACCGTCCAACCAGAAGCACTTGACGGCTATTTACCGAAAAATAATAAACTATATCAGTATCCCTATTGTTATTGTCTGGTAAACGATGGTTCTGGAATACAGCATACTTTTAATTTCGAATACGGTAAAAATGGAGCATTAACCATGCAGGTTTATGGCGTTTTGTTTAATACCCCTGCAATCTTTGTGGCTCCGCGTGAATATAAACGTACTGGTGGGTCAAAATCCCCATACGGTTTTATCATCAATAATTTCCCACAGTGTTCATGGACAAATGACGGATATCAGGCTTTTCTAGCGCAGTCTAGTCCGGTATGGGACTACTCCAAAAAGCAGAATGCAATATCGCAGATTGGAAATTTAGCTGGAGGATTAGTAGGGGCATTAAGCGGAAATTTAGCTGCTGGCGTTGAAAGCATTTATACCGCGGCAACTGGAACATATCTACTGAACGAAAACATTAACGCACAAAAAGAAAGTCATGATTTGATTCCACCGACAGCAAAAGGTAATTCATCTGGAAGTTTTGTTGCCGCCGCTTTATTCGGCAGTCAAGTTTACTGTCATGTGATGAGTGTAACTGCCCAGATGGCGAAAACAATTGACGATTTTTTCACAATGTACGGATATGCAACGCACAAAATTAAAGTACCTAATATTACAGGGCGGTCAAACTGGAATTTTGTCAAAACTGTTAATTGCAGTCTGCATGGGTCGTGTGTTACCGATGATATCAATTTTTTGCAGACAATGTTTAACCGAGGCGTTACGTTCTGGCATACGGACGATGTTGGAAACTATGGTCTTTCCAATAATTAAGGAGGTGATGTCATGTATAATAACCCGTATCGGGTGAGCAACAAAGAAGTTTGGGGACGCTGGGAAAGCAACCCGAATACGTCACCGGAAGAAAAAATGTATTTCCGGCACTTTTTTGACAAGTTTGTCAATCTGGCATTATCGCGGTATGAGTATGACGGGTTGCCGGATGAGATTCCGCCGCGGATGCTCAACTCCTATCTATTATGGCAGGGAATGTGCCTGTTCAAAAAAGAGCCAATCACCGGACTTTACGGTGTTTTTGGTGTGAATATGGTTGGTGAACCCGACATTTACGGGATTCCAACTGATTGGATTGCATACGCTATGAATGGTCAGTATTATGAGCAGACGGACAAAAACGAAAGTTCGTTGATTTTTGCCAGACCTTTTGCCGTACCGGAAATCCTAAGCATTATTCTGCATTCGCAGAGTTTGGCGGAGAAAAAAGCGTCAACAAGGGTAAACGTGATTCAGCAGAGAACGCCAGTTGTCATCAGCGGGGATTCTACGCAGAAACTCAGTATTGACAACTTTATTCAGAAGTGGGTAAAAAACATTCCTTTCATCAAAGCAAAAAACGATCTGCGAAAACAGATTCAGATTGATACCATTGACTTGAAAGTACAGCCAATCTTTAACGAACTTGATACAGCCGCACAGAGAGAAGTAGCAGAATGCCTGGCTGATCTCGGTATCGAAGCAAGCGGCGTGGAAAAACCGGAAAGGTTGGTTTCCGCAGAAACGAGTTACAACGATGGAGAGATTGAGTTGACGAGAAACGGAAATCTGGCAACCATTCAGAGGGGACTTGATGCAATCAATGAAATGTATGGTTTAAATATCCATGTACATTTTAATTCTAAGATGGTAACGCCGATTAACAGACCGGATGCATTTGAAACAATAAAAAACGGCGAACAGAAAACACCGGAAACCGGCAAACCGGAAAGTGAGGTGGAATAATGTTTCTCGGTTACAACTACGAAACGAAAACATTGACGAATACCATTGAGCAGTTGGTCATTTCCGATCATGTACTTTCACCACTTGAAAATCAGACCATTGATCATATGATCGAAGCCGCCGTTCCTTTAATCTTCAATTTTGACTTTCCGTTTTATGTCGATGCTTCCGCTCCCGAATATGCAACCGCAAAACTTGCGTTCGAAAAAACATTCTGTTTACAGTATTTTCGGGAACAGATCGGACTGGAAACGATCGGCGAATTTCAGTATCATCTGAAAAAGATTCTTACGGTTAACATGCCATACTATGAACAGTTGTACCGGAGCATTACTTTTGAGTACAACCCAATGATTAATCATAAGAGTACTCGGAAAGTAACGAGTACAAAAGACGATACACGAACAGGTGTGATCTCGGGAGACAGCACAGCGAAAAACACAACGACAGCCGATACAAATAACAATACACAAAATATTCATTCCGACAACCCGCAGATTAATTTTGCCGGAACGAATTATGCGTCTACGATGGATCGGGGACAGAATACCATCCATAACAGTGCGGTAAGCACTGGAGAGAATACAACAAAAACCAACAGCAATGACACATATCATGCAGATAATAATGATACGATTGAAGATGAGGGTTTTGACGGTAGTTACTCGTTAGAGATTCAGAGATTCCGCGATACCATCCTGAATCTTAACAAGCGTATCTGTGATGATTGCAAAGAATTGTTTTATCAATTTTATTAAGGAGGTGTTATAATGGCAAAGAAACCAACGATTCCAGATTTTCCTACTTTGCCAGATTTCGGTCAGATGATTACGCAGGCTTACGAAGTTGTCGCAAGTATAAGGGGGATTCCATATGATTTCAACGGAACGTTGAGTTTGGAAAACAAATTTGTTGTGCTGTTTAAGACGGTGAAAGAAATGTTTGACGCGCAGGACGAACTTGTAAAAAGTTACAAAGCGTTACATGATTTTATCAATCAGTATTTTTCAAATCTCGACTTACAGAACGAAGTAAACAAGAAAATCGAAGAATTGAAAGAAAGCGGAGAACTGCTTAATCTGCTGAAACCAACTGTAAGCAACGAAGTATCAACATGGTTGAAAGCTAATATCAAGAATCCGTCCAATCCGCCGATTGATATATCTTTGTCGGTAGAAAATGCCGCCGCTGATGCTAAAGTTACGGGAGATAAAATTAATTCACTAAAGGAAAATTTAGTTGGACTAAAAAACATTAATAATATATTAGATGATCGCCTGATTAATAATATTGCACTTCTTACAACAAGCAATGTAGAAATTCTTAATAACTGGTATTCCACCGACTATATAAATGTTACAGGATGTAATGAATATTTTGTCAATGGTCTATGGTTAAAACCTACAAATCCAAAATATGCTAGTGTAATATATTTCGATAGTGAACTGAATGTACTAAAATTTAGTAATGATAAAAGCCAATCATATAATATGGAAAGAATTTCTTTTCCTATAAATACGGCATATGTTAGATTTTGCTTTAGTAAGGAATCAACAGTTCAAATATTTATGAATGAGCCTAATATGAATGAACGAGTAGGTTTGAAAACTGCAAAAGCAATATTTAATCATAAGATAACAAATGGCGGTACTGTAGATAAAAATGATTCATTCGTAACATCGAATTTAATACCAATCAATAATGAAACGAATTTTATTACAGTAAAAAAAGGAAATTCTGTTACTGATAAATCTTTTTTCTATATCTCATTTTGGAATAGGCCATCTACTTCTTCCGGATTCCTTGTAAAAGGTTACCAAAATTATTTATTAAGTGAAAATTTTACGAATATCAAAATTCCAAACGGTGCAAAATATTTTTGTTTTTCGTGGCCAAAGGAAGATTACCCTCCAATGTATAAACAAGATTCGGATGTATCGGAAAAAAACACACCAATTGATATTATTGGAAATTATATGACATTGAATGCCCCTTCTTATAACTATAGAATCTGTTTACTTGGTGACAGTATAACTCAAGGTATGGGGTCATCAGGTTTTCAGCAGTATGACGCCGTTATTGATGGAAAAACTTATAATGTGAGAGGTAATGGCCCGAATAACCCGAATGCTACATCTGATTATAAAATTGGGGAATATCTTTGGACGTCAGGCGGTAGACGATGGTATGAAGCACTAGACGGGAATGGTTGGGCACAATTATTTAAAAATTATATGAATGAAAAATTCAAAGTAATTGTTAGAAACTTTGGAATGAGTGGAATTAATAGCGGAGATTTAAAATACTTTATAAATGATTTCATGGATACAAAATTTAACTTTGACTGTATCGTTTTAATGATCGGTACTAACAACAGAGAAAAAGGAAACTTAGAATCATTGTATGCCGATCTGAATGACACTATTAAAACAATTAAAAATTATGGAAAAAATTTAATCATTATGGCTTGCATACCTGCATCAATCGCAAACGAAAAAACTTTCAGTGTTCACATGGAAGATGTTCACAATGCACTTAGAAATATTTCATGTGAAAATAAAATTCCATTTATCAGCGTTTATAATTTATTCATTGATTATTGTTCTAACAAAGGAATAAAAATAGATACGCTGCTTTCAGATGGAATGCACCCTAACGATGAGGGATATAAAGTAATGTTTCAATTAATTTCTAATGCTATGGGAATAGCATTAAAAAGACCGGATGCGACATGGTAAGCAACAATCGAAT